CCTAATCACTTTCACACCCGGCATGCCCATACTAATAGGCACGCTGTCCGCGGGGGTAATACTCCTCGCCGGCAGCGTAACCTGCTGGAAGAAGACTGACGTCCGGCAATCGGCGTCAGAGCTTGCGGAATTGCTCGCTACGCGGCCAGTTATTGATTCTGACCTCATGCGAGACACTTTCGCCACTACCGTGTTGGCCCCCCCGAAACCTGTGGAGGGCCATTCCCACGCCAATGCCGCGGCAATCCGCTCATCAGCCTCCGCCCTCGTGACAGAAATCGCGACTAGAACGGGCGCAGAGATTTACTCCCTGCAAATGGCTAAGTCAGACCAAAAGAAGGGTCTGCGCGGAACCCGGAAATGGTGGTGGTCCAAGGACACGAACATTCCAACCCGGAATGATGTGAAAGCAGATACTGACATCGAGTTCGCCTGTGATGTTGACTACTACGTCGACATGCCGGATCTCTTGTCTAGTCGGGCTAAGCCCACACTGCTGTACACTCTTGTACCCGAGGAAGCCGCAGGCCTCGCCTGCGACAATGCCAGTTTCACTTTTGATGAAGACGGCGCGATCGACATGGTCGTGTCCGGTGCCGGTCGTTACCAGCACTTCATCTGGGACTACGGAACTGACTCCCTCATCGTGACTCGCAAGTGCTGGTTTTGGCCCACTAGCGTCATCACGTATGCGGTCGAATCGCGGCAAATCGCGAAGCACCGCAAAGTGGTACTTTTGAGTCCAGTGTTGCAATTCCAGGGCCTCGCTGCGCTGCTTGCTCATTACCTTCTCCAGGGCAAGCACCTCGAACGGTTCATTCCGATCGTGCGTAACAGCAGCGGTGAGGCCTTCGTGCGGTTTAAGGTACATACGTCCTGTGAAACTAAGATCACAACGGCGAGACCGGGCAACCTTTTGTGCGCCACGGTCGCCGCGGACGATGATGAGGCTATCGGCATGGCTGAACGGATCAATCCCACTACTCTGCAGTTGGGTACCGCGCGGTCGTGGCTTCCGGACAAATGGCCCCGCAAGCAGGCATTGGTACTAACTGAATACCATCGCCTCTTCGGGCCCCAGAAGCTCCTGTATGTCTTTCCTGTTGACCAGTCAGTTAGAGCGTATTCGTATGAACCTCGCTGCTACGACCAGTCTGAAAAACCGAAGATGGAGGCATTTATGTCACCTCTGGTCCACGAGGCTTTTGCGCCCGTCATCAATGCTGCGTCTGAACGCCGTTGTGTCGAAGGCCGCATTAACTCTTTGAAGAAGCCTGAGCCTAAAACTTGTGAATTCACCAATCGGTGCATTAGAGAATTTGCGAAGGAAATCGTGGGAGATGTAGACCTTGAACCATTTGGTGTAGAGGAAGTAGAAAAGAAGCAGACGCGACCGCAGCAAAAGCTGTCGCTGGCCCGGGCCCACGTGTCCGGCCCAACGCTCATGCAGATCATGAAGTGTTTCATCAAGGGTGAGGCGTACCAGGGTGTCAAGGACCCCCGGAACATCTCAACGTACAACGACAGCGACAAGCTCGAAATGTCGCAGTACGCCCTTGCACTGTCGGAACACCTCAAGCAATTTGCGTGGTACGCACCGGGGAAGACGCCAGTGGAGATCGCGAAGCGTGTGGCCGAGATTTGCTCGGATGCGGAAATGGTCAATGTGTCTGACTACCATCGGATGGACGGCACGATCTCGTATCTGTTGCGTAATGTCGACCGTGGTGTGTTCATGAGAGCCTTCAAACACCACAAGCACGCTCTGAATGAACTTTTGAAACGGAATGTCGACAACATCGGCGTCCTCCCTCTTGGAACCACCTTTGAACAGGGTTCATCACACGGATCGGGGTGTCCTGCTACGAGCGTATCCCAAACTTTGCGAGCTGCTTTTACCGCCTACCTCGGCTTCCGTCACACCAAGCGACGAGGGTCTACGGACCTATACAGCCATGAGCAGGCCTTTGCAGCCCTCGGAATCCACCTTGGTGATGATGGACTGGACGCTGACCTGCCCATCGCAAGCCATGACTGGGCCGCACGCAAGGTCGGACTCAAGCTCGAAGCAAGTACTGTTAGCCGAGGGGACCGAGGGGTCAATTTCCTGGCTCGCTATTATTCACCAGAAGTGTGGACTGGATGTGCTGACTCTATGTGCGATGTCGCACGTCAGCTCTCCAAATTCCACGTCTCGCTTCGCCTCCCTGCTGGGGTTACGGCTGAAGCTAAACTGGTGGAAAAAGCAATGGGGTTTGTCGCAACCGACGCCAACACGCCTGTCATCGGGCAGCTCTGCGCTAAAGCAGTGGCACTGGGTGGCACTAAGCGAACCAAGCACAAGCTCGGTATCGCATCGTGGTGGAGTCAATACGACGACGACGTCCAATATCCCAACGAGAACTCTCTCGGTTGGATGGATGAGGAGTTTTCAATTATGCTTCCTCAATTCGACCGTGAGCTCTTTGACGGGTGGCTCAGCTCCAGCAGAACCATTGGATCTCTGCTGCAAGCGCCTCTGTGCGTTGAGCCCAAGCCTGCCCGTCCTGGACCTGTGCCAGTCGTTGTGGACCATGATGTCCTCCCTGCAGCAGGAACACCGCCAACGGGCGGAACAGAACCTCCAGCGGCCGCCGACGTGGTCGCCCCCGCCGAGCCCCCAACGGAAGCTCAGCCGGTCAAACAAGACCCCCCCGGGCCAGCCGCCGATGTCAAAGACGAAGGATGGCAAGTTGTCGCCAAAAAGAAGCGCCAGCGCAAGCCCAAAACCGAGACTGGGAAGCCCACGTCCACCCCCGCAGGTAATGCGGCTGGAGGAAGTGCTAAACCCCTGGCCAAGCCGGACAAAACCGGAGCTAAGCCCAATGCCCCTGCAGGTAATGCAGCTGGCAAGCGCGCCCAAGCCCCGCCGGCCCGAGCCAAGTCTCAGGGAGCTACGAACCCCGTAGAACCCAAAGGCGGCACACCGAGCCGCCCGCCGCCTAAGGCAACCATGCAATGGAAGCCTAAGGTCAAGGCCACGTAATGCACGTTGGTAACGAGGAGTTGTTGTTTTTTCCACCTCACAAAGGAATCAAACGCCA